ATACCGACCACAGACCGCTTCGTAGAGTATGGCACTACCCGCAAGGGAAGACTTTTTATCCCATACGGTAAAGTGGTGTCCGTCAATAGTGTGATATTGGTATCATTTGACGGGAATGATGATGTTGTCCTAGAAGCTGGCGTTGGGTATTCTCACTCCGTTGGAAATCAGATTATCATCCTACACGAATCCGTCGCAATATCGTTTTCCCACCCAACAATCAGAATCGAATACACGGCTGGGTTTACGCCCGACGAATTGGCGGGGGCAAACTCCAACATCATCCTAGCTATTAAGCAGTTTGTAACCCATCTCTATGAGCATAGGGGTGAGGATAAGAGAACCGCCGTCAATATGCCGAAAGAGACCAGACGTGTCCTCGGCGAGTATTGGACATCTCCCACATACTACACCTAATGCCCAGCGACTTTGAGAGACGTTCCCGTGTCGGTAGCCTAGACGCTACCGTTACTTTTGAGCGGCAGACTGTCACGATAAGCCCTACTGGCTCTGAGTCGAAGGTATGGGACGCTATCACCACCGTCCGCTGCCACACGTCTGAGCTATACGGTCGTGAGTATATGGAGGCAGACCAAAGGTTTTCTACGGCTACCACCACTTTTCAGATAAGATACTCCTCCACCGTGAAGAGTATAGGGACACGGGACAGGATCTCGTATCGAGGCGTGCTTTACAACATTGTCGGATTCGACCGCAAACCGACTAATCGCCCCAAGTGGCTAACATTTTTTGCGGTCAGTGCAGACAATGTTGAAATTCAAAGTTAATGTCGCCTCTCGGAAGAGGGCAGAGAAATTGGTAAAAGCCAAGTTAAAGGGCATCTATTTCACTGGCGCACTGATGGAGAGCGCAACCACCACGATAATCCCTGCGGCGGCAGAGAACGCTCCCGTGGACTCGGGGGCACTCATGGATTCTATCATGGTAGAGCCAAACGAGTCTAAGACCACAACCCGCAAAACGACAGTTAAGGTGGGGCATGATATGCGAATGAAGCGCGAGTGGTTTGGTGAGACTCGCATCCCAGTAACCTACGCCGAGGAGATAGAGATCTTGGGAGAGAAAGCACCTAACCCACGACCTTACATGCGCCCAGCTCTCGATGAGAGTAAGAGTGCGTTTATTGCCGCCCTAGCCGTGTCGATACGCCGCCGATTGAAAGAAAAAACATTCCACCCATTCTAAAAACCATGTCTACTCAAACCATGAAGACCGCCCTACGGGCGGCACTATTATCTGACGTTGGGCTGTATGCTCTAATCGAGGAAAATCTGTATAATGGTCACGCCCCCCAGCAAACAGAAGCTCCATACATTACCAGCTTCACGGTATCTTCTGGGGATAAATACGACCACGGCGGATCGAGCAGCGTGTCTAGGATGCGTGTGCAGTTCAACATGCATGGGAGCACCGCAGACGACGTGGGAAACATCCGAGATGCCTTGGTGGCAGCGGTCAACACTAATGTAATGGGGAAGACTGTCGGCGGTGTTGTTTTTGGTCTGTGCCCACGCCAGACGGACGTAGATGTGTTCAACAGCAACATTAAAACCTACCGTCGGGTAGTTGACTTTATTTTTAATTATACTCTAGCCCCATAATTTCCGCAAGGAATTGACAATCCGCCACATGGACGAGAATCTGCTACATCGTATATGCTCTGCCACATCGTATTGGTGGGCTATCACCCAAACCATAAAACCAACACTAACACACCATGGCTAAATACCACGCATTTGGGGCAAAGCTCCAATATAATGACGGCACAGGAAACTGGCGGGACATCGCAGGCGTAAAGGACATTTCTGGTCCGAGTATGTCTTCCGATACCATCGACGTAACCTCGCACAGTTCCCCAGATAACTTCCGTGAGTTCCGCTCATCCCTTAAAGATCCAGGAGAATTTAGCTTCGACCTGATCTTTGACCCCGAAGATATTACGGGTCAAGGCTTCCTTCTCGACCTGTTTGACTCGCAGGATTTGACGGCTTTCCGCCTCATCTACCGCACGCTCAACAGCAAGACTTGGCAGATGAACGGACTCGTTACTTCTTTCGAGCCTAGTAACCCAGTTGAGGGCGAGATCGGCGCATCATGCACCATCAAGCTCACAGGTAAGACTCTGTTTGAGACTTCCTACCAGAAGACCATCCCGTTTGACGGGTTGTCCACCGTAGGAAACCTCACCATCGTCACCCTCGGGCTTACTGCTGCTGACACCTCTGCCTTGACTGGCGGATCGTTCGTTATCAACGACGTTCCATACACCATCGACGCTCTGGATACCCCTGCGGAAGTTCTCAGCTTTACTGACGGAACCTCCCTCGTCCTCGGGTCTATTGACGACACTGCCGAGACTATCACAGTCACGGTCACTCTGTAAATTATCCGATCACCTTTAGAGGGGGTAGCCAGCGATGGTCGCCCCCTTTTTTCTAAAAATCTCGTATAGTGAAACCCGTTTCATTATACAACACCAAAACAACAACACACATACTATACCTAACATGGACAAGCTAAATATGAAGTTTACTTGGGGAGCAATCCTCACTCTCAGCGAAGACTACGACATTGATTTTTTCAAGACAATGCAAGACCCTCTGGGGGCTGGCATCAAAGGATTGATCGACATCATCTTCGTTGGATCAAAGGAGCTTAACCCCGATCTTGATCGCACCACGCTTATCGACTATCTGAAAAGCCGTGGCGGCACTCTCGGAGACGAGCTTAAATACATTTTTGAAGAAATCACCAAGTCACTTCCCAGTGAGGAGGGTGGAGATGACGATGCCAAAAAATAAAGGTGGCTGACACTAACCAAGACGTTCTAGCTCTAAGGGCTAGGGCGTTCCGCATACACGGGATACCGTGGGACGTATTCCCAACACTCACACCTAAGCAACTATTCTTAATCGAAGACGAATACCGTAGAGAAAGGGAGTATAGAGATGAAGTGTGGGACTCTCGATTTGCGAGTTTAATGCACATCGTCTACACGATGCACGCATCATCTAAATCAAAAAAACTAACGGCAAAGGACTTCATGCCCCAACGCTACCAAAAAGCGAAGAAAGCACTGACTGGCGAAGAACTACTAGCGAAGGTTCAACACTACGAGGTAATAGAAACGCAGCGAGAAGAGCGAGAAGAAAGGGAATCCCAACCCATGCCAACCACACACAAACCTTAGACACAAACCAACACGACGATGGCAACCAACGTAGGAGGAATAGAAGTAGACCTTACACTAGACCACTCTACGTTGGGTGCTTCGGTGACTAAGGCGTTCAAGAACGTGTCTCCCGCGCTCAGAAAGTCTGGGACGGAGGCTGGGTCAGCGTTCGCACTGTCTTTCAGAAAAGAGTTAAGCGTAGCCAATGCGGCTATGGATGGTTTTCATCGCAACACTCTGCGGTTTAGAACGTCGGTCAGTAAGACCATGGCGGAGTCTGGTAAAGCCAGCGGAGCTGCGTTCAGAAACGGTCTAAAGCGTGGGCTGGTAAAAAGCCAAGCCGACCTAAAAGCGTTTGGGGGGTATGTCGGCGCATGGCGAGCCTCTACCCAAAAGACCATCGGGTTTAAGCAGCAAAAGGGGACGATCGATTTATCCCCAGCCATCAACCACGCAAAGGTTCAGCTTAAAACTCTCCAAACAAGTGCCGCCGCTACCTCAGCCGCCGTAGCTGCGTCAATGAAAAGTATGGGTGCTGCTGGAGCCGCTGCCGCTGGTGGTGCAGGTGCTTCCGCTGCCGCTGGTGCTGCCGCTGGTGCTGGGGGGAGAGGTGGGACACCAAAGCCAGCACCTAACTACGGTTTAGCCGCAGCAGCGGGCGCATCGTCCCTTGGGGGCAAAGCCATGAGTGCTGGGCGGTCGGGTGCGTTCATGTTATCCATCCCCGCACTCTTGGTAATAAAGAGTGCCTTGAAGACGATGGCTGATTTTGAGGCGTCGCTGCTTCGTGTCCAAGGAACCTTCGGTGAGTTTGGTAAAAAGGGTGCGGCGACCATGGACAAGGTGTCTAAAACCG